TTACTGATGAGTAGGTTGCAGTAATCTGCACCTTTTTCATAGGTGTTAATAAATTGTAATACGGACCTGTTACATTTTGCGGATTAAAATCGCCATTCTGATCTACTATGCGTAGCGTAAGTGTGCCTGTCTGAAATTGATCTGACAAAGCAGTGCGTCCACGGTTAGTTTCAATACGGTTAATTTGATTTGATATATCTACAATTACAGCTGTGCTATCGGATAATATGTTTGTACCTAAAATGCCTTGGTCTAAAATCATAGCCTGAGCAAAAAAAGGCGCAGTGCTAAAGTTAATTACAGCATTTATTACTGGTATTGGCATTAAGGTAATCCGCCATTAGGTGCAGTGCTATATCCACTACGCCCAGCTACCTGCAGACTTTGAGCTATTGCTTGTGCAAAGGCGTCACTAGACGGTGCTGTAACAGTTAAGTTTACCTCTACAGGTCTATTGCCAGATTCTCTAAGTCTTTCAGAAGATATTTGTGCTGCACTCATGCCAGCATAATTTGCATTACCTTCTAACCTAGTTCCTAAGTTTTCAAAATAACTAGCTGGCAAAGATGGAAAATTGCTGCTAGTCCTTGGAATAATTGGACTTAAACCGATATTACCTGATTCTCGTAATCTTTCATTAAGAATCTGTTGGTAAGTCATACCTAAGTAATTTGCTGTGCCTACTAACGCTTGCGCTAGTTTACTAAAATAATCAATAGTTAGATTTGTAACGCTTGACAAGTTTTGTAGAGATTTTGTTGCTTCCATTTCTGCTAATAATTTTTTAGCCATAGCATCGTTATTATCAAGAATGGCTAATAGTGATCTTAGGCGTAATTTAGTTTCATCATCGGTCGCAGCGTTTAGTGCAGCTGTAAGTCCTATGCGCTCTAGGTCAAACTTCTTACGTAATTCTTCTACATTTTTATTTTCTATAGCGTTTTTCTTTGTAATTATATTATATTCTTCTTTACGTGCTTTAAGAAGTGCTTTGCTAGTACGCATATCTGGTATGCCTGAATAACCGCCTACGTTTGGCTTAGGCGTAGGATTACTCTTACCTATATCGTAACCAATTAAAGCAAGCGCACCACCAATAATAAGTTTTTTAGATCCGAATGCAAGGAACGCTAAAGCCGCTAATAATTTTCCAATATCACTATCTGCAAACTTTTTAACTTCGGCAACTAATAAACCTAATCCTTTAACTGTATCGGCAGTAGCCAAGGCAAAACTATTCATAGAACTAGTGGCTTCGTCTATTGAGTTATCTTTAGCCAAGGCACTCAAAGCATCAATTAAACCTTTACCTATAATCTCTGTAGCACTGGCAGCAGATGTTTTCAATAAATCCATCTTGCCTGCGTAAGTCTGTAATCTTGCTAGTGCTTGACCCTTAAACTTTGCATCAAGGGCTGCCATAATCTTATTCATATCACCAGTGGCTATTGTTGCTTTATCTAACCCTGTGCCTAATCTTGCTATAGATGTGGTAGTACCAGATGCGCCTTTGGCTATAGCTGCTACGACTGTGGCTAAATCTTTACCTGTGCCAGCACTTACATTTAGTGCGGTCTCTAATGCTTGCTGGCTAAGAGTTACTGATCCAGTAGCGTTTAATAAAGTTTGAAATGCTGGTCGTAATTGATCGTCTAATACGCCATACAGACTCTGCAGACCTGCAATATAAGACTCTACTTCATTTACTCTAAATGCGTTGCCTGTGTTTTCTAACTGTACTGCTAATGATTTAGCAGCCTTTTCATCGGCTGCAAAGGCGTTTATAGCCTTCTTACTAAATGCTACTAATGCTGTGGCAGCGAAAACACGATTAAAAGTCCTGCCTAGTTTTTGTGCTTGCTTATCAAAGGCCGATATATCCTTCTGACCTTTTTTAAGTGCCTTGCCATTAAAGGTAGCAATAGCCGAGACGACTACATTGGCCATTAGGCTGCCTTCTTAATCTCTGTAGATTTGTTAAATTGTATAGCTGTAGAGTTTATTGCTTGCAGTATTGCATCATAAACTTTAGAACTATCCTGAGACCACGCCTTAAATATAAGTCTGCCCTTTGTCTTTTTACCAGTGCCACCTCGTACGCCTTTAATTCTAGGCTGTGATGTAAGCCCTGGCATAGATGTTACAAACTGGTAACCTGCAAAGGGATTGTTAGATGAGTATTCTCTAGTAGATTTATTATAAGTATATTCTCTAGCTCTTCTAGTACCCTCAAATCCTTGCACTGCGCCAACTGGTGAGTTAGGTGTGCCGGGATTTATCTGTTGGAATGGCGCACGACCTTGTGGGTTATTGCGACCTGCAGTCTCGTATATGCGACCAGCTGCGCTTACGTTGTACACGTAGTTGCTAATCTTAAATCCGTTTCTAAATGTTTGATTTTCGCCTGCGTTATATCCAATACCAGATTTAACAGTAGCAGCGTCATATTTTGGAAATGGTTTAAAGTTAATTGCTGGGTTACTTGGTTTACTCCAGCCTGATAATACGCTGCCGTTATCTGGCACAAATCCTTTAGCCTTACTTGCTACACTACGCATTAAAGGATCTATTGCAGTCCTAATCCTTTGGCGCATATTCTCGTCAATAAACTCTAGACCTTTTAGGACATCTTTAACGCCTACGACCTCTACTGGCATTTTTGATCTCCTTAGCTCTGTCTTGTAAGACCTGCACTATTGCCTTTAGCATCTCTGAGTCCATGTTAATAAACTCATTAGGCGCGATCCCAGTCTCTACACTTAAAGCAGCCACTGTATAGAGAATGGAGTCACGCTGTACTATTTTTTTTCTTCGTCTAATACCTCGACAGTTTCTAAGCTGTCAATAAACTCTAAACCAAATATAGGTACAGTCACGTTAGCCCTACGTAAGCACTCGTGCGCCAAGTAATAGATCTCGGTCTGCCGTTCGTGGTCACGTAGGACTTTACTAATTCCTGCGCCATACTTTAACTCGAAAGCGTACTCGACACCTGGCGTAATCTTGTGTTCAGATACTTCGCCATTAGCCCTTGTTATCTTTAGCTTTGCCATTATTACTCCTTAGACTGTTACGTCAACTACTATAGGGCTTTGGCAGGTAAATGTAATTGACTGTGTGCTTATGTCGCCCACTGCGCCGTTTACATCCTGAGTATTGTTTACCAATACTGTTGTTTGATACTCTGGGTTAGTTGCACTAATTACAGCAGAAGTCTGCTTAATTGTTAGTGGCACTGTAGTACCCCATGCTGCCTGCAGTGTTGCGTTTACGTTAGCTGCTGCTGTGTCATTTAAGAAGTCAATAGTGATAGTGCTGGCTTCTAGACCCTTTGCGAACTTGTGAGCTGTATCGCCCATAGCTGTTACTTCTAATTCATCAAATGAGCGGTTAATTGTTACGGCTGTTACGTGATCGCTTAGGGCGACACTGTTCAGCGTGACAACAACGCCATTACTTAGATAGATTGCCATTATTCGTTGTCCTCATCTTTCTTAGCCGCTGGTCGTTTAACCGCTGCTGGTTGGTCGGTAATCTGGCCTATCTTGACCAGAAAGTTATATTCTTCTTCTGTAAATCCTTTATAGCTCATGTTAACTCCAACTCGTTAGGATTGATACTGTTATCTCAGATACTAGCAAGTCGCCACTAGCTGCGTTGACTATAGCAGGTGCTGAAATAGTAGATATGTTTAGTGTAAGACTAGATGCAGCAAGTTTAGTTACTACTGCTAATATAAAGTTTTCCATGCCTGCTAGATTGCCTTGGTTGTCAAATGCTGGCGTAGTCATAAGAATCTTAAAATTTGCTAATGGTGCAATAGTTATGTAGTCGTTATTGCTAGGTGTTAAGTAAGGATCACCAGGTGTAACTACTACGCTGTTAGCCAGTAGTGTTGCCGGTGGGAATGAGAAGGTTGACCACACGCCTGCATTGGCTAGGTCTGTTGCTAATGTGCCACGTAATGTGGTTATTGCTGCTGGCATTAGCCGACCAGTGAATTAGGATTAGAATACGGTTGGATGAGACCACGCACTCTGTTAATCAGCTGATAACCCATCCGATATGGGCTTGCAGTGATCCCATCCATACCTACCCCACCAGTCTGGCTAACTTGACGGCTTTGCCAGATGTCAACAGCTACGATCATCGCAGCCTCTCTTATGGCAGGGGTCGCAGTGTAAGCCTGTGCTTTATGCTCTGGGCCAAGGGCTCGGCCGTATGGTTTAACAAAATGGAAGTTATCGTCTGCAGAAACTTTTGCGTATTGAATAAAGCTGTAGCCGTTAGGGTATGAACTAAGTGCGTATGTACTCCAAAACATTGTGCCGATTGAAGCGGGCACTGTAGTACCTGGAAATGATCCTGTTAATGTGTATGTGCCGTTATACGTTGCACCACAATTAGACACTG